ACATGGGCATGAAGGAGCCAAGTGCCTGTGATTTTTCCAGTCGACGGCATAACGAATTGGTTAGCAGAAAGCAGTCCAGCCGTGTCAAAGTCAACTGTATCGAATACCACATCTGTCGAAGCATTGTTTGGAATTGATTGAGTCGCGGCGTTTCCGTGAACTCTCGCACGCATTCTTTGCTGCGGCTGCGTCGATCCGACTGTTTGCTGCTTTGGCTCGAACCGACTTGGATGTTTCGTGCCATAGTCTTGTTCGCTCGATGGCTTAGCGAATGGGTCTCGGTTCAGTGGATGTGGCATTATGTCGTTCGTTGGTAATTCCAACCAATTAGTGTAAATCCGTTTACTGTAATCGGTTGCGCTGAGTTGTCGGTAAACTGTAAACGGACTCGAAATCCCTGACTCGTATCTCCGGCAATATCAATTCGATAGTCTTCTTCACCTGTGTCGTTTGGCGTAATTGGGAAATTCGTAAATCCTGAGCCGTCAAAAGATATGTTCAAACTAGGTGTTGATCCGATTGGCAAGTTTGCTTGTAAGATCATCCATTTGAGAGCCTTCTTTAGACCTGGTACATTAAAGTGAATGACAGGAATCTCGACGGTCATCGTAATGTTCGACCCGCCAGAGCCATCACTCAATACGTCGTCCAAACTGCCAACGTCCATCAGTCGAACAAACCCATCTGAGCTTCCTGCAAGGACATTGGGAATATTGTTCACATCGAAATACTTACACATACATTCAATCGAGAACGGATAGACCCACGGACCTTGCCAAGCTTGTAATCTGACACTTTGACTAAAAATTGTCTTTGGTGAACCCCCGTCACCGACGCGAGGAACAGCAAAGAGAAGTTCTTTTCGATTACGATTATATTCGATGACGCTCTTTGACAGATTTGCTGAATCCAATGCTTGCCAATCTGGATTCAACTGTTCGCCACTCGGCTCTGCATAGGTCTCGGTCACCGCGTACGGTCCACGATCTGTCATCATCGCAGCGATGTTTTCGTAACGCTTTAGCGCGAGTAGACCAACGGGTCCAACTTCAGCCGTAATGCCTTCGGTATCCTGAGCAATGACAATATCATCACTAGCATGTCCGGTAAACCGCATGACGCTGTCAGTTGTACCCATCAACAGGCTTGACCCAATGACTTCAAGTGCAGCAAGCTGCTGACCAGTCAAGAAATCTGTGACTGCTGAGCCGCCGTCGACTTTTGTTCCCGTTGTAAACACTGTTGCATCGCCAAGTCTCGACCAAAAGATTGTCTTAGGCAACAGCCCAGGCGTTATCGAACTTGCCGACATGGCAAACATTCTCGTGTGATATGAGATAATTCCTGTAGCCAATGGAGCAGAATTCGTCGGGTCTAACTGCGTTAACGTTCCATCGCTCGTCCAAGAGTAGTAATGTCCACCACTTGCAATGTACAAGACTAACGGAGCGCCTGCGGATGATGCTCTAAACGGTGCAAAAATCGCTGGCTGTGTCAACGAGAACTGTGCAATGCCTGTACTCCACGTCGTCGGAAAGTTTGGCGTCTTATACACTGATGCAAAACATTGAACACTGCCATTTGCCGTACCGCTATCTCCGGCTTGCGTCGATGTTACGCTGACATTGAGAATCAAGCGAATCCAAAGCTTCGTTCCGGGAATCGTAATAGACAACGTCGGAGTGAACGTTTGATTGGCTGTTGACCCTGGACCGGCAAAGACATCATATACATCACCAACTCCGGCCCAAGCTCCACCGTCGTTCGTTGAATATTCTAATGTAACCCGAGAACGCATACTGACATGTGTTCCTACGAGTGCGCCGCCGTTCGCTGTAACTTTGAACGAAATGGTATACAAGTTATCAACTGCTGGTAAATTACTATCAATTGCTGGATCACCGACTTTTTCAATGAGTCGATTACCTGCGGCGACTGTTGAATTTGCCGATCCAGGAGAAACAACGCCAACACTAAGGCTATTGCTTCCATCATCTGCACCATCGGGGTCTAACCAACCTGCCGTCGCTCCCTGATTCGCCGTCGTTCGAGCAATAGCAGTCGACGTAGCTTGTGTAAATGCAACACCGTAGCTAAATCCTGTTCGGTACCACAAACTACCATTTGAGATAACGACAATTTGCTTACCACTTGGCGTATCCCACTGCGTCACGCCACGAATCTGCGCTGGAAATGCGGCAGCGTGAATTCGCTGGCTGCCTGTTCGCTTAGCAAAACCACCATATGTTGAACTCAACCGCGCATTTGTACAATCGACAAGCTCGTTAGGGTTTAACAAGTCAGGACTAATGGCCGTATTCCGACCACCACGAAAGTCAAATCTTTGTTCGACGACTGTTGGCTTGGGCAAGTTAATTCACTCGAATGAATACTAATGGATCGTTACCACTGATGGTATAGCTCGAAACTGCTGCTGGCATGATAATAGGCAATGCGCCATACGCTTGAGCAAGCTTAATTCCAGTAATCGGCGTCGTTGCTGTAGATGCTGCATTAAGCAAATAGCCAAGGAGAGGAATTGACAAGTTGCCACCAGATCGAACTGTTGGAGCATTGACTCCGGTGAAGACAGCAGCGAAGTATAGTAACCCGCCTAAGAGAGTAACATCGACGTTAGCAATCTTTCCGTTAATTGCTGTCGAATCAAATTCTCCACCATCGACAATTAATGTCGTCGGTACAAATGGTGCAACTTGCGTTGCATTATATATTCCAACCCGAGCCTTCGATCCAGCGCCGCCAGCCGTCGTCACGATGAATGCTAAACGGTCTATGTGAATATCTCTGGGGACAAAGAAAGGTACTAGATTGATCGTGTCAACTGGAATTGACAATGTTCCCGCGCCAGACGCTACGCCAAAGTAGCACGCACGATAGGCAATATCTGTCGAGAGCGCAGAGACATCAGCAAATCTAGACGTGAATTGCGCGCTTTCAGGCGAGCCGTACATTCCCAGCTTTTGAAGCATGGCTTCGAGATTAACTGCTGTAACATTATCATGTTGAGTAAAGAGAGGAGGCATTTAGAAGTTCCTTGAAATTTCTCGCCAAGTACCGCCGCCACTTGTAGTATCACAAAGAAGTGTAATAGTATTACCATTGGCTGGTGTGACGTTAACGCCCCCACGCAGAATCAATGTGGCTGAATTGATAAGCGTAGCATTACCGTTTGTAAAGAGTAACGTTAGTCGATCTTCGACCCTGCCGCTAGAAATCCCGGTCAAGTTCGTCGCGCCAGCATATGTGACGGTAATGAACTCCGCGACGTTAGGTATGACTGCTCCAGTGGTAATCGTTGTGACGTAGCCTTGATTTCGGCGCATAGAGACATACGTACCTGCATCAACCCAAGGAGCGACTTTGCCACTTTCGGCTGAGCCAACCGCAGCCGTCAGGTTACCGACGAGGTTATTATCTTCGAGAATCAAATTCGTCAAGTGACTTGGACTACCTGGACCACCGGAATTTGATCCCATCTGAATACCATACACCTGCGTCTTTCCACCTTGATCGTCATAGCAAAAGTTACGACGAAGAGTTGACGTATCGACCGCGCCACCAGGATTACGACTGGTCAATGTAATACCACCCTTTTCAATTGTTTGTTGAGTGATAGTAACAACATTGCCGTTTTCATCCTTTGTCGATGGTTGAAAGTTATTCCAGCATTTATTGTCTTCGGTACGGTCGTATTGCACATCGGCTCGAACGATTCCGGCTTCCATATTGTTGTAGCACTGATTATGCACAACTTCTTGACCGAGAATCGGAATTGTGTTAGGTCCAGTATCAATACCGTTACCCGTATTAGCATAGACCGTATTACCTTCAATCAGACTACCATGCGGTCCCATCGTTGCGCCAGACGTACAATAGATACCTGATGCGCCAACAGTTAAGAACTCTAGTCCATTGTTATGACTAATGTTATCAACACACTTAGTATATGGCGACGAGAAGTTGATTCCATCCCACCCGTTGAATCTCACGCGGTTGAAGGCAATGATAGCTCCTGGCGAATAGAACGGATCAGTTGTAGCTACGTCGCAAAGAATCGAAAATCCCTGCTCGCCTTGAATGCCGCTAGCGCCAATCCACTTCCGTCCGCAGAGTTCGATGAGATTCCGAGTGAAGATCGTTCCAGGGCAATTAGTGATGACAGCAGCAGAGCCGCCAAAGTTGAAGAAATGACAACCGTCGATCTTGGGATTATTCGCCTTGAACCCGACGAAGCCACGGATACGTCGAGTCTGATTCAGTCGATTACCGTTAACGTTGACGTTTAGAAAACTAACGTTATCTGCGCCTAGCGTAGCGACAAAGAGATAACTGTCGGCGGGGATTTGACAGGCAGCTTGTAAGAACAATACTGCATCTGGCGACATCTCTAGCGTCGTGTTCGCAAGCATGTTGAATGATGTCAGCGGACTGATGACATACGTTCCCTTGTTTGCATAACTGTATCCAGCCGCTCCAGCCCAAGCGCGTATTGCTGCTGTATCATCTGTCACACCATCGCCATATGCTCCGTAAGCTCTCAAATCGCGAACATCCCAATTGCCGCCTTCGATGACCATGAGGACGCTATTGTTGAACGCAACGAGATTCGCATTGTATGGTCCATGAACGAGGACACGAGGAGCGCCGTCCGCAAAGGCAGCGTTGATTGCGGCTTGCACCTTTGCTTCAGGCGTCGAGCCGCTAAACCAATTCATGTCATATGTACCGCTTGCTATGATTGCCGCGAGTGGACTTGGGGTCTGCGGAATAGACATTTAGATTCCTCCAAATTCCCATTGATTGCTTGGACTAAACGGAACCATCATGCCGTGATATTGTCTTCGGATAGAATACATAAGTTTCTCTTTTGCGTCTTCGCCCATCGTTCTAAACTGTTGAGCTTCTTCAACGTTACCTTTGGTCAAGGCTTCGGCAGCAGAAAGATTAATGATTGCTCTATTTGATCCTTCAGGCATATCGACTTGAAAGCCATTTGTCAAAGATGTAAATCCGATAGGTTTGAAGTTATATCGAATTTCAACAAACGTCGTAACATTGCCTAGAGGATGTAGCCAAAGTTGATTACCAAGAAACTGCATACTAAATCGCTGTTCAATTCCCGTCGAAGCGCGAATAGTCGAAACGTCATTGGTCAACGAACTAGCGACCATCAGGAAGTCTCTTGGGTCTTTGACAAAGTATTGTCTGCCGTCTGCAATCAATTGCTGAAGGCGATAAAATCTCTGAGTCAAATCTCCACCAAACGTTGTCGTTCTCAGGTCGATATACCCTGGAGCATGGAGCGGAAGCGCAATTTGTTGATATTGTGAATTAATGTATGGGGCCATGTCTAGAATTTCGCCCCAAAGATCATCAAGGACGAGTTCGATCAATTGATCCAAATTTCCATCTGACCAACGCTTTGCCGATGGATCGTCGATCATTTGACGGACTTGCGTTCGAACTTGAGCTTTCGTCAGTGGCATTAATGTAGATCACTTGGAATTAAACACAACGTCCAGTCACCATGACGTAATTGTGCAATTTGTATACACGTTTGCCGTTCAACGTCGATACGAAGCATTCGGACTTCGAAGACTAATTCTTTATTCGCGACATAGTCGTTAACAACTTTACCACCCGTCGCGCCAAGGCTGAGGAGGCCAAGAATGACCGCCCCAGTCTTGAACCACGTTGGCATAAAGCTTAGCCATGAACCATTCAGCACGGTTACGCTCCTGCGTTCGCCTCTGCAAGTCGAGCTTTGGCTTCTTCTAGGCTTGCCATAAGGAGTTCTGGAGCAATTTGATCATGTCCTTCGACAACGGACGGATGATCCTTCTTGTAATGCTCTCGGACTTCCTTTTCTGCTCCTTGACCTTCCCATTGGAGACCACAGTGCAAACAGGTCAATGCATGACCGCCCTTCGCTGCCTTGAGCACGTCGGCGAGAACTCTGTTCAGAGGATTCGCATACGTGATCACTTCGACATCTACGTTCGGCTTATTCGCGTCTTCTAGCTTAATTCCACGGTGTAGATCACCATTAGGCAGCAGACGCAATTCTTCATTTGCTCCCATTAGCGACTTAATCATTTGCTCAAGATCACGAATCTTGCGATTCGCTAATTCGAGTTGATCACTCATGATTTTCCTCCTGACACTTCATCCATCATACGTTCTAATGTGTGATTGTCGACGTGTCCTGCCGCGTCGAATAGAGTTCCTGCAATGTCTCCTGTTCTGTCGATGAT